CCTTGTAGCATTTGATTCGCTTGTTGGCGTGAGCCTGAGCGAGCGGGTGGAAGTTATCCTTGAAGTCGTGGATGTATGCTCGGTCCTTGCCATCGGCCCGCCGCAGCGCACGGCTGGCCCGCTGGATCGTTTTCTGTGCGCTCCGACCTCCAGAGACCATTACGAGCGTCTCGACGTTGGGAAGGTCGAGTCCCTCATCGGCCAGCGAGGTGGCGATCATGGTCTTGATGTTGCCGGCCTTGAACTCCTCCATCGCCTCGCGCCGCGCCTTCTTGGCCATCTTGGAGTAGACGAGTACGGCGTCGCCGATCGCCTTGGCGTATTCCTCCCCGAGGGTCACGCGGGGTACCAGGACGAGCGTGGGTGAGTGACCGCCGCAGTTTGCGAACATGATCGCCGCTCCATTCCTCCGCTGGTTCTGCACGATACCGATCTCGGTGATGGCTTCCCAAGCGCACATGGCTCGGAGTTCCGGCTGGCTGATCCTCATGTACCGCTTGCGCTCGGTGAAGAGCTTCTCGATGTAGTCATCGATCTTCCGCTGGATCAGGAAGTCGGTGGCTGAACTCATGTACACGGTCGCGTGGGCCAGAACATTGCCCAGTTCCTCGCGTTTGATCTCGAACTGGGTATTGCGGAAGAGCTTACGCAGGATCTCGTTGCGCTCGGAATCATCGGACCAAGGGGTGGCATCGAAGCCGTAGCGCAGGCCATTGCAGGACTCGATGATCCTGCGCCACGAATCGGCAGGCGCATGTTTGGCCTCATCCACGATGATCAGTTTCTTGCGTGAGAAATCCACCGACTCATGGGGGCAACGAACCTCGACGCGGGAGGTATCGACGCCCACAGCTTCGAGCGAAGCGATCGCCTGCTGACAGGTCTCGCGGGTAGGAGCGATCCATCCGAAGGTCCAATCTGGCCATTGGCAATAGTGCTTGATGATGGATGAGGCGATGACTGTTTTGCCGCATCCAGCAGGGGCGATGATGAGTCCATCGCCCTGATTGGCCCACTCGACTGCTCGTTGTTGGTAGGGACGAAGCAGAAAGGCTTGCGTCGAAACGATTTCGGGATGATTCTTGGTCTGCATAGCGTGTCGTTGCGCTCTGTATTGTTTGTTACGGACTCGTTGTCACCCCCCGGAGCTTGCACTCTCCGGGGGGCTTTCGTTTCAGGGTTTAGATGTCATCGACATCCACCGGAACCTTCTTCATGCGTTTCACGCGGAGTGTAACCTGTTCGGCTCCGTTCTTGTCAGTGTACTTCTCCTCTTCGATGACGACCACCAACTGGAGTCCAACGAACCCCTGAAGGAATCGGAAGAACGCGCCGCCGATGGAGAAGTCGAACTCATCGCCATCTGCGATGTTCGCCTCGGTGGCACTGATGAGGGCCTGAAGCCGCCACATCATGGTATCCTTGAGAACGAAGCGGTCGCTGATGACCTCTCCGTTGCCGCCCTTGTAGCGCAGGGTGCAGACGGGGTTTCCGTTCTTATCGAGGTTGTCATCCTTGCAGGAGTTGACGGTGACGATGTATTCGCCGGGGCTGGCGAACGGCTTAACTTCGGCTTGTGAACGATCGACTGTGAATTTCATGGTGTTGTGTTTTGTTTGTTATTCGGACTGACGAGCCGCCCACGCGGGCAGCGAGAGTGTTTGAGTGGTTGAGGAGTAACAAGGCCAAGAGTTGAGTTCCTGGCATTCGATGAAGGTCTTGAGTTGTTCATCGATGATGGAGTTTCCGAGATCGATGGCCTGCTGATCAAGCTCGTAGCAGGCTACACCGAAGGGAGCCTCCTTCTCGACGGCGATGAAGATGAACCGGTTGATGCCGGTGATTCGCTGGTACCAAGCGGCTTGAACATGGTAGCGGAACTGAGCGCAGGACTTGGCGAACGCGCTTGCCGACGCATCCTGAGTTGTCTTGAGGTCGATGATGTAGTCCTTGCCGATGCCATCGATGCGGGCTTTGACCTCGATGCCGGACCAATCGGTGAAGTAGGAGACCTCGGCTTTGATTCCATCCAGTAGGCCAGAAGCAGCAGGATGGGCGTGAACCGCGGCGGCGACTCCGGTGATGCTCTCCCACTGGTCTGGTGTGAGCGGGGTGAACCCGTTGTCGATGATCAGTTGGTAGTCCTCCTTACCCTGCTTACCGCGGCGATCTCCGGTGAACTGCTTGTAGGTCAGGATAAACCGCTCCGGTTCTAGGACAGCGCAGTGAGCGGCGGAACCGAACTCCAGCGCGGGGCTGGTCTCGGGCTTTGTCCAGCCATCCTGCCAAGCGCGGAAGTGAGCGGGCGACTTGCGAAACTGGTCGAGGCCGGACTTAGAGAGAGCCTTCGCAGCGTGGTAATCCGCGGCGGGCATGTCGTGCATGATATCAACCATTGGAAACCTCCGTCTCAATGACCTCAGGGCTGACGATCACGGGCAGCTTGGAGAGGATCAGGTCGGGCTTTGCGATGTACTTGGAGGCATGAGCATCGGTGAGATCGCGGAAGGTCTGGCCATCCTGAATGCGACCGGCCTTGATGAGCAGGGCGTTGACCTCTTCCTCACGATCCTCGAACAGGGCTTCGAGCTTGGCGGTGATGTCGAAGCTCTTGGTGGGAGCGGCGGAAACCTCGGCGATAGCAGGCTGGAAGTCCTCGGTCTCCTCCGGGGTGTAGATGCCGGCCACAACCTCAGGAGCGAGCATGCGAACCGCTTTGGATATGCACCGAGCGCGGAGCATAGCAGATGGATCCTTGGCCCACCCGGAGCCGGGTTTGGCGGGGAGCAGGCCAGCGAGCTTGGCGTCCTCAGTGGTGAAGCTGATCTCGCAGGAGTTGCCGTCGTAGGTCCAGAGGGCGACCGCGGCGCGGCTGTCGAACTGCTTCCAGAGAACCTTGCCACCACGGGCTCGGTATCCGGCGAGCATGGCGTCGGAGCGCATGCTGAGTGATCCGTTGATGATGTGGTACTCGCGCTTGAAGTCGAAGGGGGTCTTCTTCTCGGCGGCGCACTGCCACGCGATGAGTTTTCCCTGTTCAACCTTGGTGCATCCCAGCATGCCGCTGGAAGCGATCCACTCGCCCATCTTTTCGATGGCGGTGATGGGGTCCGAGATCTTGTCGTACATCTCGGATGATGGCTGTTGCGTTGTCGTTGCGATTGCGTTCATGGATTTTGTTGCCGTAGCATTTCTTCGATTACGTCGGAGCGGACACGGATCGTGCGCTTGGTGGCCTTCATGGCCGGCAGCTTACCTCCCCGGATCCAGCGACGAACGGTCTCGGGATGAGTCCCGAGAGCCGTTGCGATCTCTTTGATTGTCAGGAGTTTCACGCTCACGTTGTCGAAAATAGCAACGTGCCGCAAAACGTGCAAGAGAATTCGTGCGAATTTTATTCGGACGGCTGCTGGAAGCCCCGGCGAGGTGCTTGGGGAATCAAAGATTGGCCAGATTCTGCGAGTTCTTTGAGAAAAACGTACTTCCCGACCGCAAGACCTCGATCGTAGGCAGCGTTAAGCAAGCGGAGTTTCACCTCATCTCCAGACTGCTGGTACTGGCCGCTGGTGAAAACCCTCTCAGCAAGTCCCCTTCGATAAAACCCAACGAGTTGGGAGTACCGGTCGAACTGCTCCGGATTCATTCGATCGAACGTCTTGTCATGGTAGGTCATAACAGGATTTGGAACGGAAGGGATTGCCTTGTTGTCAGCGGTCCTTCGCCAAAGAGTGTAGATCGAGGAATTAAGAGGGTCCGCCTCGATGCTTCGGCTTTTCCATGCGTCGAAGAAGTTGTAAACCCAAGGATTCTCTCCCTTCGGGGTCTGCTCCACGGCTTCTCCCCAGAGGTCTCTACGCACCGGCATGGCATTCGGATCCTTCGCGCCAGGGATGGCCAACCCAAGGGCGGCGTACCGCTGGTTTATCTCGTTGATTGAATCCCTGATGAATCCTTCGCCACCAATGGATGGTAGAGTTTCACGCTCAGCTCGACGCTTGGCACCAAGAATCGCTGGTGCAACTGGAGAAGCTGCGGTCACAACCATGTTTTTAAGCAAGCGATCCATTGCAGTTCCAGATTCTTCAGAGAGCATTTTTATAACACTGCTCGTGCCTTTTAGAAACTGCTGCTCCATGATGTAATTAAGACCAGAAATTCCAGCAGCTTTTAACATTACAGTTAAATCAGGGTCATCAGTTCTGGAACGCTCTTGAAGTCTTCTTAATGTAGCAACCATCAATCCTATTGCTCCAGTAACTCCAATCCCAGCCAGCTCTTTTACTTCATCGTCTTTTCTGAATGTTGGATCTTCGCCTCTAATAAGCCGGCGAAGTCCACTGCTGTTGATAGTCCCTGGAGGCATAACACCACCAGACTTGGCCAACTCACGGGCTTTATTTGTTTCTCCTGGAGTGTCCAGGTTTGGAGTTATTACACCTTTGTCATATAAGTAGTAAAACGCGGTCCCTATGATTGATCCAACAAGCAGCCTACTAGATGCTATATTCCTTTCTGCTTGGCTAAGTTGACCCCATTTCCTAAAAATCCCAACTGGCATATATTGCAATGCTTCTGCCAGAACGTTGATAGGTGTCTTCTGAAACAATTGGGTAATACGATACGGTATGTATCCAACTGGACCGGCCACATCGCGAATAAATCTATTTGCACCAGCAAAAGCGCGAGTTGTATCATTCTCCTGTTGATACACTTCACGAGCAGATAGAAAATCAATACGCCCAAGATCGTCGGCTGTGAATCCACGTTGGCCAGCAGCTTTTGCTTCATCCGATATCAGCATCAGCTTTGGATTACGAGTCGCAACACGGATCTGCAAATCAGATAAGCCTCGTTTTTTCCCAAGCTCTTCAATGATACTTGCGTATTTAGCTTTTCTAAATGGAAGATCTGTAGCTTGAGCAGCTCGAAGCAAAATATCCGAATAAATTCCCAAGGTGCCTTCAGCAAGTATTCTTGGAGAAAATGCCTCCCCGTAATTTCCTGATGCAAAATCCTCTGCAATTTTTCTCCATGCTCTTTGAAAGTTCAAAGGGCTTCCAACACTTGTTCCTAATTCATATGGATTAAAGTCAGATCCCTTTAGCATTACCTTAAATGCATCAGGTATTGATTTTACGAACTCTTTGATTTGAGTTACGGTTCGCGCCCTTATGTTATAAGAATTGTTTTCACCACCATAAAAAGCATTATCTATTCCAGCAGCCAGCATATCCGCTATTGCATTAGGTGGTTTTCTAATAGCGTTATAAGCCGTATTTTTCCAAATAGACAACGGTGCCATAACGGCCCCTTGAACTAATGATACATACAAATCTGTCGCTGAAGCTGGGTTTAATCTGTAAATTCTCTCAAGAAGATCAAAGTTTGCTTTTCCTAAAATTGCGTCAGCTTTATCACGAACACCAAAAGCGGTTTTTACTCCGTTAACATCACCTTTATCTGCTGCATCCTTCATCTGCATCTCAGCGCGTTTCACGCCATCAACTGCCCCGCGATACTTATCCATTGCGTCTCCGAGCTTTGTGGCCTGCTCAGGGGTGATCTTTCTTCCACGTTCAGCCATCGACTTCGTGACCAACTGAATCACGCCTTCACGAGAAGCCGACTTGAGCAGCTTGAACTGGTTGATGAGCTGACCCCAAGTGGTTCCGCTTTCAGCCAATTGGAGAGAAAGGTCAGTAGCTTCTTGAACACGACCCTCGTTCATGAGTCTGCTGAACAGTTCCATTCCCGAAGCAACACGGGTGTTGGACTTGGTGTTTCCAAGATCAGCGTTGAGCTGTTCAGGAGTTGCGACCGAGACTTGATCGACCACTTGCTCAATGTTCTGCGGCAGGTATGAAGCACGGGGCGATTTTGCCACCGCTTCGCGGATCACAGGAGGAACCCCTGGAGCAGCGGCAACACGCTCAGCAAATGCGCGAGCCTCCATCTTAGGAGGAACTTGGATTGGAGATGGACGTTGAATGGTTCGAGTTAGCTCCGCGACAAACTCTGCCTCGTTGAACTTACCTTTGAAGTTCTCGCGAGCGTAACGTAGGCCAGCAGCTACGGCATCGGCTACAGATCCACCAGCTCGGATGAATGCTTGGGCTACGGACAATGATCCATTCCAAGCGGACCCCATGAGTTGAGGGAACGGGTTTGCGCCAAGACCAACATCTACTTCAGTGCGTAGACCTTCGAGCTTCTGAGCGATTCCCTCTGCCTTCTGGCGGAACTTACCTTGGGTTTCCTGCAACGCCTTATCCCAAACCTCGTTGAAGATTATCTCACTTGCCGCTGATTGGCCTGCTCGTTTCTTTCCAATGCCAAGAGACTTTTCAATTGAGGAGCGAGTGACTTTAACCGGCTCCCCGCGAGCAGCACCAGATTCAAGGGCATCAGCAACAGCTTCCGAAGCAAGCCGAGTATCCCTTGCATTTAAAGCTCTACTAAGCTTCTGCTCAACGGTTTCAAGTGGGGTGGATGTTTGAGCAGCAGGTTGTTTCTCAGCAGCAATCCGTTCATCCCGTACTCGGAGACGTTCGTCCAAGATGTCTTGAACAGAACGAAGTGGAGTTCCTTCTGCTTCTACGGCTTCTCGGGTTGGAAGCATTCCTCCCTCACGAGGAGCTGGTCGTTCAGACGAAACTTCTGGAACCGGTTCTCCGCGCATCAACTCTTCGGCAGTAAACTCCCTTTGTCCAAGCACCTTCCGTATTGAAGCAATTCGTTCATTACGGGTGCTGAGTTGTCGCAGCTTACTTATGGCCGTATTCGGAGTGTCAGAATCTGTGACCGTGATTCCATTCTCATTGAGAATACGTTCCAGATTTCTAGTAATAATAGATGGCACACCTCCGGCATCTATTTTTTCGAGAATATCAACTGCCTCAGGAGTTACAGTTCCTCTCCGAACAGTTGAAACTTCCTCAGGAGGAACAGGAGCCTTGCTCTCCATTACAGGAGGTCTGTTTCTTTCTTGAAACAACTCTTCGGTTGTCTTGAGTGGAGTTCTTGAAACCTCTGTTTTGAGCAGAGTTCCTGATTCCTCTGCTGACTTTTCTAAAGCAGATTGTTGAGACTTTTTCTGTTGCTCGACAAAGGCGTTTTCCTTTTCAAGAGCTACCCTTTCCTCATCGGGAACGAGTCGAGAACGAGAGCGCGGACCCTCTCCAACGGGTTCCTTGCTGTAGACGAACGGTTCATCAGGGTTCAGTTCGTTTATGTACTTCCTGAATTGATCTTTGAAGTTTTCAACCGGAACAATCCGGTCCATTTGGTCGATCAACCCACTGACTTGGTTGATCGCTTCACCAACGGTCTTTTTCTGAGAGGCAAGACCTTCAAGGACATCGGCCTGAGTGACACCTTTTCCGCGAATACCAAGCGAACGCGCAGCTTGTGTTCCAAGACCAGCAGCAAACAAAGTTCCAATTAAAGCCTCATACGAGGCTTTAAGCCTTTCTTCTGCGGTAGCGTTTGGATCTACAGCCGTTTGCATCGCAATGCCAGCAGACTCTGCGGCACCACGAGTGATCTCAGGAGTCAACAAGCCAGGGATCAAATCCCCAACTTGTTCAACAGCGTTTTTGGAATCTTTTAGTACATTGCCTCCCGATTCCACCAACTCTTTTTGCAACCATTCAGGAAAAGCACCTTTGCCTGAAGCTCTACGAAGATCTGCAATCTGAGCGGCTCGAACTGTTGCTGGCGTTGTTGTCTCTGCGAACTCAGCACCGGCAACAAGCGATGGAATACGAGTCGCCTGACGAGCGGCACCGGCAATGCCGAGGCTCATCACGTTCATCGGAGACAAGAGGTCTGCGGATACTTGGCCAAACACCTCTCCAGCGGGACGGGTGACGTACTCGGGAATCGTAGTGTACTCGCTGACCGTTTCCCCAAGACTGCGTCCAATTCGAGCTGCTCGCTCACGCTTCTCTTGAGATGCAGCCCCAAGAGCCATGATACCTTCTCGCTCTATACGAGAAGCTCCCTGCAACAACTCCTCTGGCTTTTCAACACCACCTGTAAGCCTGCGAACCGCTTCGCTCCCTTGCTGGAGAACTCGTCCAGTAGTCGCGATGTCCTGAGGCATCGGCGTTCCAAATGCAAGAGGAGCGGCAACGCGAGCCAATGAGGGAGCAACAGCCTTGGCCTGCTCGTACAGGCTAGGAGGAGCTTGGAGAACAGCTCCACCAAGACCATAGGTTGGAGCGGTTGCGGATTTCTGTTGGCCAACAAAAGCGAACGCCTTTTCAATATCTTCAAGATCTGGCTCTTTATCACCTTCAAGATAAAGAGTAACTCCAGTTGATTCTTGAAAAACTTTATATTTAGGCATATTACTTTTGCTCTTCTTCTTCGGCTATTGTTACTTTATAACCTGAAAAACTAGTAGGCTTAGTTGCTTTAGTAGCAGTAGTTCCAGTAGGCGGAGGAGGCTTTCCAAGTCCAGTGGATTGGTTTCCAAAAAACTGATCAACCAGTGCCTTTTGCTGATCAAAAGGAACAGGTTTCGTGAACCGAACCGTTGGGTTCATTTGTCCTGTCAACGAATCACGGTCCCAAGTGGTTGTGAATGGAAGCTCATCGGAAGGAGGCTTTGAGAGAAACGCCTTCAACACGGGATCTTTTTCAGCCATTGCAGCAATTTGATCCGGTGTTCCACCAATCGTTCTTCCTCCAATGTTATACTGCATGTACCCTGACTTAATCTTCCTAGCCTCATCTTCCCGTTCCTGCATGGCCTTCTCGTAAGAAGCCTGTTCCTCAAGAGATTCAGTCGATTCCAATGCCGGTATAGGCATGGCCATTGATCCGCCAAGCTGGTAATCAGGGCGAGCCCTAAGTTGTCCGATCAATGTGGGGCGTTGCGCCTCGCGTTTTTCAGCAAATTCTTTTGCCCGAGTTTCTGCGGCAGTTTTATCTCGTTCAGTAATTAATCTCAACTCATCCTGAAGTCTTTGCTTCCGTTCAGCCTCCATCCGTTGAGACAATCGCTCCTCATTCAACGCAGCAAGATCCTCATCTATCAAAGATCGTCTTGCCAACTCGCGGTTCCGGATCTGCTCATTGGTTCCAGTGAACTCGCCGGCCAATCCGCCGGTAAGAATAGAAAGACCGCGCATCAGGGGGTTAACCCGTTGCTCAGCCTGTTTCCTGAGTTTTTCCCTAATTTCGTCTGGAGTAGCCATAAGATGTTAAATTAACCTTGCAGCGAACGCATTGCCCCTCTGCTTCTGAAGCTCCTCATGGCAGCGTTCATAATGGCATCGGGATCGTAGTTGATGTATCGGTACTGGTTCTGCTGTTGGGAGTTGGCCAACAGGTCAGCGTAGAGTTTCTCGAATGGGTCAGCCTGTCGATCGGGAAGTGGAACCTGGCGCAGGGGTTTGGTTGGGATGACCTGTTGATTCGCTCCGAAGGGTGTGCCGCCTGTGATTTGGACGGGATTAGGGCGTATGTATCCACCGCCGGTTACTGGGCGACCACTTGCGCCGGTTCCGGTCCCGGTTCCTGTACCGCCACCAGTGGGAGGCTTGGTCCCGGTTCCTGTACCCGTTCCGGTTCCGCCACCGGCAGGAGGGGTGGTTGTGGTTCCGGTGTCTTTACCCGGAGGCTTTGCCATGTCCCACTCTCCTTTGATGAAATTCCACCTGTTTCCATCTTGATCAGCAGGGAATTCAACTCCAGTCCTTGGATCAACGTATGGGTTTACTTTTGGAACAGCAGTCGGATCAACAACCGAATACGGGGGGGGTGCTTTGTCCCCTTTTTCCTCAGCCTCTTCCTTCCAGTCAGGGGTGATATCAATCGCTCCTGTCTTAGTTCCGCCACCGCCACTAGGAAGATCCAATGCTCCTTCGCTACCCATGTCGAAACCACCCTCGCTAAGGGTTGAAGGATCATACGCACCTACAGAAGTCGGCGTTTTCTGAGAGGGAGCGAGCGCAGTGTTGATTCCCTCATTCCAATTTTTGGGTATCGTTAGGTTTGGTAAAACGCCCTTTTCAAGTTCAGACTCAGAAATAGTCCTGCCGCTTGGGACGACGACGGTGTCCCTGATGTTGTTTTTGTTGGCCATGATAATGTCGCCATTATCCATGAACCCAATTGGAACGCTGTAATCGGGCTTTTGCGTAAAGTCTTCAAAAGTCCTGCCAACATTTCCACCACCGCTTGTGATTCCTTCTGGAACTGAAGATGGAGTTTGGCCTGCAAAGTCAGCCGGGTTTACGCCAACCACTCCGACTGTGCCGCCAAGATTTCCGGGTGGAACCAATACATTCCCACCCGTTATGTACTGCTGTTGATTTCCCGGCGTGTACACGCCTCCGGGTACAAACGCATCCTGCTCATCTCCGACCCCGATGTTGATCCGCTCAACGGGCTGATCGCGGATGTTGAAATCGATTTCTTGAGGAGCAGCTTGAAACTCAAAGGCTCCCGTTCTCCAGTTGTACGGAGCTTCTTGGCCATACTCATCATATCCGGGCAAAAAGTCACCAATCCTTACTCCTGCCATTCCAGGAACCAAATCCCCCATCTTGTATCCAGGATATCCTGGGAACTCATCTACAGCGTTGGCCTGATTTAGATCATTGACCAAGTTATCGATTGCGTCAGCCATATATCAGTTATTTGGGATGATGCTGTTGATGCGACCGAGCATCCACTTAGCCACCAGTTTCTTAACCTTCGGCTTGTCCTTGATCCAGTTTGCGATCTTCTCGGAGTTGTTGTTGTAGAAGCTCTTGAACCAAGCGGGTCCGACGAGTTCCTTCCAGAAGAAGAACGCCTCCCACTGATCGGGGATACACTCGCGGGCGACATGGCAACCCATTCCGGCCCGCATAATGTTTCCGTATCCACCAGCCAAGTTTCCGATACCGCTCGCGTACCCTTGGAACTGGTTCATAAAGGAACCTTCCCGATCCGCGGCATATTGGTTCTGAGCGTTTGTCAGCGCGAAGCCAGTACCCATCTTCATCAGATCTCCAGGGCTGGACATCTGCATTCCTTGAATGTACTGCGGGGTGGCGAACGGAGACGCACCCTGCTGAAGTGCGCCAAGATTGGCCGCTTGGCCAACGATAGGAGAAAGACCAAGGGCTGATTGGACGTTAGCAATGTTCTGCTGACGATTGGCCATCCCCTGCTGCTGAGAAGTGAGCTGACTTGCAAAGCTCTGTTGAGCAGCCGTGTTGCGCTGTCCGGTGGCCGCGAGGATGTTCTGGAAGGCTTCCTGCGCCTGTCGATTGGCGGTGTCGCTGGTGGTTTGACCGCTCTGGAGTAGGCCAAGAGCAGAGTTCCAGCGTTGAGCGTTGGCGTTTCCGATAGCGTCTTGCAATGCGAGCGACTCACGAATGGCAGACGGGTTGCCAAGAACATTTCCAATGGCAGTACCACGAGCGCGAGCGGCCTGTTGAACCCGTCGCTCCATGCTTGGATCGAGAGTTCCAACCTGAGAGAGACCTTGTTGAACCTGACGCTCCAACTCGCTGCGAATCAAACGAGCAGCACCAGTGTCCTCTGAAGATCGAGGCATTCCAACCTGCTCATAGGTAGGAGAATCAATCCTAGCTTCGGGGGTTTTAACACTTGCGCCGACATCTCGCAGGTAGTTTTCGTAAAGCCCAAACTTGGTTGGATCAAGAGCCTCTAGCTCCTCGCGGCGTTGCTGAGCGAACTGGGTTCCAAAATCCCTAGCAAGATCAAGTTGCTTTTGGGTTAGTGTTGGAGCGAGATTTGCCAACGCAAGGGCCGTATCCCTTGTAAGGTCAACATCTCCAATGCCTTCAAAATTGTAAGTTCTCTTGTCACCTTCAGGGCCGTAGGTGATTTGTTTTCCGCCTCTTGCAGCAGCCTCGATGGCTCGCATGAAAGGGTATTCCCTTGCCTGAGCCTCTACAGCTTCTCTGTTTGCCGCTGCCAAATCAGGTGGATTGTAATCTGGCGCACACATCTGCGGCTCTCCCCAAGGGATAGAAGGGTAATCCTTGTGCCAATTATCCTTAGCAAACAGCATTACACTGTGTGCTAGAACCTTTGCTACATTTAGTTCAATTGTCATACGCCTCCTTCAAAAATCTCTGTTTTCCAAATAGGATTAAACCCAAACCTCTTCATGTGTGAGTTGTATGGGCTGTTTTCATTGCAAGCTATGAAGTACCTTGGAAACCCTTTTGTTTCCATTATGGAGTCATAGACTCGTTTGAGATGCATGCTGTCTCTGGCCGACACCTTCTCGGTGTGATTCCAAAGCAAAAGAACTGGCACCCTTCCAAAAGACGATGCGCCAATGATCTCCCCATTCCTTTCGACCAGATGGGACGGATGAATGATCGAGTCATTGTTATCGCGGGCAGCCTGCAAGACTCTAGCTTCTTGCTCAAGCGTTTGGATCATCCTGACCGTTGGGAATGAGTTCATTGTTGGGGTTTAACCGAATCAACGAAGCCAGAGAGGATGGTGGATTGCAAGGACAAGCGACCGCCCGAGTTGGGGTTGGTCTGAACCCTGAACTGGATGGTGTTCCAGCGTCCCTTGCTGATCAGGTTGTACGCTTTGAGGAACTTCTGCGAGTTGGTGATCGTCAGGCTGGAATCGAGGTCCGTGAACGTCCCCGACATGTCGGTCGAGTAGGCGATCGCCGCATCCGTATTTGAGCTGGTGTACGGGTTATCGAACGCGAACTGGACGCTGTACCCGATCTTGTCGGGTATGGGCTCGTTCAGATTGTACGCCTTCGTGATCACGCTCGACTGGTAACGGGATCCGCCATCGAGGTACGCGGAGCTTGCGACCGGTGCGAGACGGGTGTTCGGGAGGAAGTCGTTGAATGACCAGACTTGGCCTGCTCCCTCTGAAATCGAGGTCATGTCGCCGGCGAACATGAGGACGGGTCCGAACGTGGAGAACGAGGTGGCGAAGAAGTCGTTCACCTGCCAGTTGTCCCAGTACCCGAGCCAAGAGCGGGCCAGTGAGTGGTAGACGATGACCGCGTTGTTCCGGGGGAAAGCGGCTTCGAGTTCGAGCAACGAATCGGATTCGAGCAGAACACCGAACTCGCTCTCCAGTCCGAGTCCGTTTGCTTCATCGAGAACGAACGGAACAGCGAGGAGATAGCGGTTGTTCCAGAACACGCCGTCGCAGAGGTCGAGCTTGGTCTTATCGATCCTGCTGATCAGGTCGTTGATGGGGCTGGAGAGCGCGAGGCCGACGCTGGTCTGGGTGCCGGCTTGGATCTGCGCCATCGACCGGATGCCGTCGCGGGACAGGAAGAACACGTCAGCACCGACCGCGGCAATGGAGCGGTGCGATGAGCAGCCGATATTGCCGCTGATGAGTGATATGGTCCAATCGGCAGGATCCTGCGTAGGATCGGCATCTACGCTCCAAATTGAGCGTTCCTTGAAGACGAGCAGTTTGTATCCGAACCACGAGTAGAGACCTCTGATGGGATCACCGTCGCCACCGACTCGGATGGAGCCGAGCGGATCCCAGGATTCGCCATCGAGGATATCCGAGAAGTAAAGGGTATCGGGCTGGATGGCGGTATCACCAGAGACGGCCCATAGCCGGTTGGTATGGGTGGTGAGATAGAGCGGCTTGTTGGGCGGCGAGAGGGATACGAAAGCGACCGCGTGAGACTGGTTGGCCGGCGAGATGGAAACGGTGGGAGCGGTGACGTATCCGCTGCCGGGGTTTGTGATTATGATGGAAAGAATCGCTCCATCGCCACCAATTC